CTCCGACTCCGAACCGGAGTTCGCCCCCGGCCCGGGGAACACACCATGCTCATAAGAGGCGTAGGAGTAGCGCCAGTTGGCCGAGCGGTTCCATTCGTTTGGGACTAGAGACCCACCCACGGCGAGCGGATAAGGATACTGTCCCGGCGTTGCGTAAGGAAGGATGAAGCCTAGGTAGCCACCCTCGTAGTTGGTGGACACCTTGACTCCGAAGCGAAAGGACCGGCCAGAGGCGCTAAACCAGTAGGGCATCGCGGCATCCCAGCAGGGTACCATCGGGTTAGCCTTAGTAAAGGTGGCGCCATAGCCGGGGATAGCCCCCGGTTGCAAAAACCATGACTGGACGTTCGGATCATACCCCGTGTAGCCATTCAAGAATAGGTTGTACCAACCCGCCGCGGCATCGTACTCGGAACGAATACCTGTGTAAATAGCCTCTGTGCCGGAGTTCCCGGGGGCCTTCAGGATGGCCTCACTTCCGAAGTGGTTGGCAACCGTCTCGTCGGCTTGGAGTAGGAGCAGCTCCGTCCAAGCAATATTACCGGTAGTGGTGCTACTCTGCGTCTTGTCCCAAAGGATGCGCCAATACTCGTGGGCTCCAGGGGTGCCCGGCACAGCGAAGTCCCGGGTCTCCCCGAGGACAAAGACGGTGGTGTCGGTCACAGTGAGGGCTGTGGTCCAGGAGCTGTTATCGTCCGAGTATTGAAGACGGAAAGACTTCGGGGCGGCATTCACATAGGAGCTACCAACAGCCGCCCTGATCCGGACGGTCTTCACTTCTCGGGCTTGTCGAAGGCGCCAGGTGTTGTGGCTGACTCCAGCGGACCAGTTATTCGCGTAGAAGTGGCCCCCCCAGCCATCTGCCATCGGGTTGTCGGTGTTGATACTCCGTGGATCGTAGCGGAAGGTGTGCCGCATGTAGCGGGAGTTGGCCCCGCTCGATGGCTCATTGAGGTTCGAGGTATGAGAAAGCAGATTATCCCGGCGGAGCCGTAGCACCTCCCAGTCTTGGTTCGCCGCCACGAGGGCGGCATTGGTCGTCAGGAAGCTGACGATCTTGGTAAACAGGTCCTCGAGGTTCGAGGCGGTTCCGACTTCGTTTGCCATGGTTACTCCTTAAAAGCCCAGCGCGCGCTGATTGCGCTGAACCACATTCATGATCATCTGCTCGCCTTCATCCGATCCGAGGTAATCTCCCACGACGGCCGGGTCCAGCACGTTGATATTGCGGACGTTGACCACAGGCGGTGCAGCCGGGGCGGCGCCTTCGCCTCCGCCCTTGAGCATTTTAGCCGTTTCGGCCCGGGACGTCACCTTGGCAGGACCTTCGATCAGCTCGGGGCCATACTCCCCGACCAGCCCGATCTTACCTGCCGGGATGTTCCCGCCCTTGTCGTAGGCCCCGGCGAAGTTAGCCCCGTTGATCTGGGAGATGATGGAGGCCCCGGTGGCTGCGACGCGCGCCATCTCAGCCAGGTTGGCCGGGAAGCCCAGCTCCTGAGCCTTGGCCAAGCCTGTGGCAATCGACATCGCCGCCTGCGCGACGGAGAAGGCCTTGCTGATAGCGAACAGCGCCCGGTAGGCTTGGGACTGCTCCCCGGCGTAGGACTTGGCCAGCCCGGCCAGCCCATCAAACAAGGCAGAGGCGGAGGCCAGCTGGGTCTGCAGGCGCTTCTGTTCGAGGGCAGCCATCTCGTTGGAGTACTGCTCCTCCAGCCGCTTCATCAGCTCCAGCCGCTCGGTCTCGGTGACCGCAGTGCTCTCCAGGATAGCCTGCTTACGGCGCTCGTAGGATTGGAGGATCATCTCCTCCTCGGTCAGCAAGCCGTTGTAGAGGCTGTCCCGTTCGCGCTGCTTGGCTTCCTCCAGCTGCTTCAGCTGGTCGTCGTATTCCATCTGCAGCTTGGCGGCCAGCTCCTCACGGGCGGCGGAGCCTTCCGCAGTGTTGTCCAGAACGATCTGTAGGCGCCGATCGTAGCTCTCCTTGATGGCTTCTTCTTCGGACAGCAGGGAGCGCCGGACCTCCTCCAGCTCGCGGTCCTTGGCCTCCTGGAGCTTGGCTAGCTCCTCGGCGTACTCGGAATCCAGTCGAGCCATGAGGTCCGCTCGCTGCCCGGAGCCTGCGGCGGTGTTCTGTTCGATGATCTGCTTGCGCTTCTCGTAGGACGCCCGGATGGCCTCCTCCTCGGTGCGCAGGGATTCCACGAGGCGCTGGAACTCGTCTTGGCGCTTCTTGGCTGCAGCAGCGGCCGCCTTGTCCACAGACCCGGAGGCCCCCTCACCGCCGCCCGACTGGCGGAAGCCGGCAAGGCGGTCCCCCGTCTGGGCGCGGCGGGCGGCCTGGTTGCGGTCATACTCCTCGCGAAGCTTACGAGCCGCGGCGATCTGGTCCTCGGTGGCCTGTACGGTGGTATCACGCTCCTGCAGGGCAGCAGCGATGGAATCCAACCGGGCAGACTGAATGGCCTCCATCCGCTGGGTGTAGCGGGTGAAGGAGGCAGAGATGGTGTCGTCCGTGAAGATTGCGGTGACGGCATCCTTCCAGAACTCAGCCCCCGCCTTCATCCGGTCAAGACCGGAGGCGAACTCCACCACCATGATCTGGACGATGGCCCGCAGGTTGGCCGGCAGGTTCTTGAAGGCGTCAATCAGGAACTTGACCACCCCTTCGCCCTCGTCCTTCCAGTCCCCGAAGGTGTCCTGAATGAACTGGCTGACGATGTCAACCGTCCGGACGATGTCATCCCCCCAGCCTTGGAACTGGGTCATGATGGCTTGGAGATAGCCCTCCAGCTCCCCGGAGGCCAGCATGGCATTCAGCTCGGCCAGCACATCGATCGCGAGGCGCACGGAGTCTTCGATGACGTCGCCGACCCCCTGCTGGGAGACGTTCAGGAACAGCTTGTCCCACTCGTCGGCCAGGTTGGACAGGGCACCATCGAGGGTGTCCATCCTGTTGGCCATCGCGTCGCCGAAGTTGTTCTCGCCAAGCTGGATCAGGTAATTCTCGATCTCAGCAGCGTTCTTCCCGACCTCTGTGGACACCCCTCGGAAGGTGAACTTGACCCGGTCCCCTTCGGCGCTGGCCCGGATACCGAACTCCTTCAACCGTTCGAACTCGCCGGTAGCCGCATCGGCCACCGCTTCGATCATCTGGTTGAGGTCCTTGCCCAGCGCCGAGGCGGTGTTGCCGTAGGACGTGAGAGCGCGCTCGGACGGGGTCAGGCCATAGTTGACCAGCTTGGTGAAGGACTCCGTGACCTGAGCCAGGTCATACGGGGTGTTGGTAGCAAAGTCCTGGATCGCTTCGAAGGCGACCTGCGCCCCCTCGGCGGAGCCAGTAGCCGTGATCAGGCCGGCGTTGAGCTTGTCGAACTCCCGGGAGACGTCGACCAGCTTGGAGAGGGCGGCCGTGGCGGAGACAGCGGCAAGGAGGGGGCCAGCGAGGCGGGTGAAAGCCCCGGTCAGCCCGTCGGTGGCCCGCTCGGCGCGGGCACCTTTCTTCTCGAGATTGTCAAGGCGCCGGTTGGCGGCATCGACTTGGTCCGATAGGACCCGGATCTCAAGGCTAGCGGTATCGTTCATTCTGCACCTTCCAGAAGATGCGGTCCAGCGACCGTATCAGCTCCGCCTCCCATCCCTGAAGGCGCTTGCCGGTGACCATCGACCAGTGGTGCAGCTCGGTATAGGTCAGGGGCTCCCCCGTACACACCTCGCGATACCACTCCCATACATATTCGAGCTCCTGTGGAAGGGCTGGGACCTCGGCGAGTTGCTTCGGCTTCCGTCCCAGCGTCTTCCAAACTTGGATCAGGCTTTCCCGGAGGGTTTGCTTTGACCCTTTCGGCTTCTGGTCGAGCCGGAACTCGGCTTCGGCGTGCTTACCGAGCTGCTCGACCTTTTCGCGAAAAAAAGGGCGCGCTTACTCGCCACCTGATCCACGGCATCGGCAATCTGGGGGGCCTGTCGGAAGAACTCCTTGACGTTTTCAGGGGTGCACTCCTTCTCGAAGGACCAGCTGATGACCAGCGCTGCGATCAGGTTGAGCTTGGCTTCCTGGATGGCCTTGGCGCGCTCCACGGTGTCCTCGATGCTGGCCACACGGAAGGCGTCGCGCTTGCTGTTGGCCTCGGCCTCGCGGAAGGCGTCCGAATCGACGCCGCGGATGCGAATCCAGTGCTGGCTCTTGGTACCGTCCGGGGTGTAGAGGGGGACTTCCACCCCCTCGTTCGCCCGCTCCCGAGTGAAGAAGGCCTCCATGCCGAGGCCGGTGTTGTTCTTGTCCATTATGCCGGAGTCCGCTCGATGATGATGTTGGTGTTCGTGGTCGAGTCCAGCAGGGCCTGGAACGGCATGCTCAGCGTGATCGGACCTTCACCCTGCACGTCCGGCTGGCCACCGTTGTACTTGATACGAGGCAGCGTGAACTTCAGGTTGTTGCCCGCGCCGTCCGGCAGGTTGAACAGGATGCTGGACTCGGTCTCGTTGATGAACTTGTCGAGCAGCAGGCTGTTCTCGAAGTAGGCCGTGATGGTGCCGGAGACGTTCGAACGGCCGATGGACGGACGCAGGGTGGTCTTCGAACCGACCACGAAGCGCGGGTCGAGGCCGTTATCCAGGTTGAGCTGAATCTCGGTGATGACCGCGATCGGGGTGCCAGCCTCGTTCAGGGTACCGGTGAAGGAGTCCAGCGGGCTGGTCGTGGAGACCGCATTGTACGTCGCACCGGCCACGATGGCGGTGTCGGTCACCATATCCTTGCCGACCACCCCGATGGTGCCGGTCACCATGGCGTTCGCGTTGATCTGCAGCTGCAGGGTGTTGAACTCGACACCGGTGAAGCGGTGGTACGGCTTGTCAGCGGACAGGATGTCACCGAAGTAGCGTTCCACGGTGAAGGAACGGCGGGTGGTGCCGGCCTTCAGCTGGTCGGTGCCCAGCGCCGGGGTATCGGTCGCCCAAGTACCACCCAGCAGGGCTTCGAGGATCTTGTCGAACGAGCCGTAGCTCAGCTCGATGCTGATATCCCCGCCGACCTGGCGAGCGCCGTGGCGGAAGTCGGCGATCTGCCGGTCATCCCGGATCTCCTCCGACTGCAGGGCTTCTTTCGAGAGGCCCAAGGTAGTGCCGGTGTGTCGAACGATGTCGAACACCGGGGTTGCTGGAGTCACCCCGTAGGTGGACTCCAGGACGAATCGCATGCTGTGACGGCTGCCGTCTGCCATTTTCGTATCCTCCAGGTTAACGCGGAATGAGAGCGTACCAGCTGATGGTGATGCTCACCCTATACCAGCCGTCTACCACCCGTCCGGGAGAACGCCCGCAGCTCAGGATGACAGCTTCCTGGCCATTATAGGCCGGCCGAGCCCCGGCTGGAAAGGAGGCGCGGATGTTTTCAAAATCGGATCTTGCGGCAGCGCCGCCCGTCCCGACCGGGTAGTTCAAATTGATCTGTACGATGCCATCCGTCAGGTCCTGGCCTTCCGCCCCGAGGGTCTCCACCGACGGGTCGTTGGGCATGAAAAAGACCTCGGCCCACTTGGCATCCGACGGCTTCGTGAACTTCTCGTTCTCGTAGGCTGCCGGGATGGCCCCGAGGCTTGTGGACACCGCCCCGATGATGGCGCGCTGGACATTGTCTAGGCTCACAGTCGGCCCTCCCTTACAGCTTCACTGAGGAGGCGCTGGAAGCGGGCGACGTTGCGCCGCATCATGCCCTGCGGGGCCTTGACCTTGGACCAGCCGTCAAACTCAATACGGTAGGCGTAGGGCAGGTTGTTCCGGAGGATCACGACGTCAGAGCCTTTGCTCTGAGCCGCCATGCGTTGCACCTCGGCGATGGCCGCGGCTTCGTCCCGGATACCGATGACGCCGGTAGCCGGGGAATTGATGGTGGTCTGCCAGTTCCCGCGGAGGCGCCCGGATAGGACCGGGGTGTCCTTGATGACCGCGGAGAACAGCTTGATGATGACGATACGCCGGGTGCGGTCCAAGCTGTCCTTGGTCTTCCGGTTGAAGCGGCGCAGGTCGGCCGAGAAGCTCATGACCGCACCTGCAGCTTGAAGAGGACCGGGGTGCCGGCTGGGTTGACCGCCTCCACGTCTATGATCGTCCAGGCCCGACCGTCGGCGATGAGTTGGTCTTCCTTCGTCGGGGTTACCACCCCGGCCTCAATCAGGGCCTTGCGGTCACCGCGCTGGATCAGGTCGGTGGTCGCGAGGAAATCCTTGTAGCCGACCAGCACCCCGTTGACGGTGTAGTCCACAGGGGGCAGCTCGGTCACGGTGCCAGCAGCCGGATCGCTGGACGTAACGCCCTTGCGCCGGATGGTCATCTGCTGGCCCTTGTCGGTCAGCAGTTTGGTGGCGGTGGCCGCCAAGCCGCTGTAGAAGGTCATACCCGGAGGCTCCGCAGGCTGCCGAAGAGGCCGCTCTTGA